GACGACTCCGCGTCCCAGTCAGCGTTGAATGTGTCTCAGCGTGGCGTAGTGCTACGCAGCGTGACGACTGGGGGGACTTCGGACAGTTGTGGCGGAGGTCGGCTGGTACGCTGGCGGCGGTTCCCGCAGCGGCAGCGCTCCCGCCGGGGCGGGGGCTGGTGTGAGGGAGATTCACCGGGCCGGCCCGCAGGCCCGCGCTGGCTTTGCGAGCTGGCGCAAAGGGCCCCCGCTGGAGTGAGCCCCGGCCGGGCCCGCGGGCCTTGTGCTGAGCGGAGGTGGCCTGGCGTGCGGATGATCTGCCAGGGGCCGCGCTGCGGCAAGGTGTTCACGGCGAAGCGGCGGACGGCGAAGTTCTGTTCCACGAAATGCTCGGTGGCGGCGTCGCGGGCCGGGGAGCTGGGCACGCCGACTCCCGCGGACGGCGACGCTGACGCCGCGCCGGGTGGTGGCCGCTCGAACCGGGGCAGCCCGGGTAAGCGCAAGCGGGCCAGGCCCTCGCGCGGGTCGCGGGTGTATGAGGAGACGCTGCGGACGCTGCGCACGGCGGGGAAGGTGGACACCTACGGCGGGCAGGTCGCGCTGGTGCTGGCGGAGCGGCTGGACGCGGCCGGGGGTGAGACCCTGGCGGCGCTGGCCACGGCGGCGAACGCGCATGCGGCGGCGGTGGACCGGGCCCTGGCGGGGGACAACGAGAACGACCCGGTGGCGGCGCTGGAGCGCTCGGCGGCCGAGCGGCCGTTCACTGTCGTGAAGTAGCCCGGCGCCGTGGCGGAGAACCTGTCGCCGGGCCCGGCGTACTCGCACATCCCGCGCGGGGACTGGACCCGCGGCGATGAGGTGGCGGGCCTGGCCGCGGAGGCGAACTACGCGCCGGACCGCGACCAGAAGGTGATCCTTGACGGGCTGTTCGCGGGGGAGAACCGGACGGGCAAGTCGTCGGCGTCGTCGGCGGCGCTGATCGCGCCGCGGCGTAACCTCAAGACCTCCTCGATCATCATGGCGGTGCTGGGCTGGCTGTTCCTGCTGCACCTGCCCGAGGTGGTGTGGACGGCGCACGAGTGGGCCGCGGTTGACAAGGCGTTCGGCGACATTGAGGGCCTGATCAGCGGTTCGCGGTGGCTGACCCGGCGGGTCCGCAACGTGGAGAAGGCCGAGCGGTCCAAGTCGATCTCGACGTTCCGCGGCGGGTGCGTGACGTTCCGCACCAGGACGCCGGGCGGGGGCCGGTCCCTGGACGGCGAGAAGATCGTCATTGACGAGGCGTGGGCTGTGCGCAACGCGCACATGGGGTCGCTGCTGCCGCTGATGGCGGCGCGGTCGATGACCGGGGACCCGCAGATTGTTTACGGCAGCTCGGCGGCGAAGGCGGACAGCGAGGTGCTGCACCCGCTGATCACCGCGGGCCGGTGGGCTTCCACGACGCTGGCCGGTGCGCGGCGCGAGCGCCGGTTCCTGTACTGCGAGTTCTGCGCGCCGCCCCCGGAGACCGCGTGTGACCGCGGCGCCAAGTGCACCCACGAGCTGGACGTGCCGGGCTGCGGCTGCGACAAGCCGGTGATGCTGCTGGCCGCGAACCCGGCGCTGGGCCGGCGGATCAGCCTGGAGTACATCCTGGACACCGAGCGGCAGCGGATGCCGCCGGCGGAGTTCGCCCGGGAGCGGATGGGCTGGCACGACGAACCCGAGACCGAGGTCAAGGTCATCACCCTGGCCCGGTGGGGGGAGCTGGCCGACCCGGGCAGCGAGCCGGCCGGCGCGGTGACCCTGTCGGTGGTCTACTCCCGCGACTGGGACCGCGCGATCGTGGGCCTGGCGGGGATGCGCGCCGACGGGAACTGGCACACCGAGATCGCGAAGGTGGTCACCCCGGCGCAGGTCGTGGCCACGGTCGGGCAGGTCATCGCGCGGGCGTCGCGGACCGACCGGCCGGTGTGCGCGGTCGGCGTGGACGGGCAGGGGTTCGAGTCCGAGTGCATCAAGGGGCTGCTGGACCTGCGGGAGGTGTTCCTGCCCGAGGACGGCCCGGACGCTGCCCCGGTGCTGGTGAAGATCAACGCGGCCAAGCCCGATGACCTGGAGTGGTCGTGGGGCCGGCCGGTGATCCTGGTGAAGATGACGGCCCCGCAGGTGGCCACGGCCTACTCGGGGTTCGTAACCTCGGTGACGAAGTCGGGGAACCTGCGCCACCGCGGCCAGGACGAGGTGTCCGCGGCGCTGGAGGGCGCGGTGCCCCGCGAGGTGGGCGACTCGGGCAAGGCGTGGGGCCGGCGCAAGTCCGGCGCGGACATCGCGCCGCTGGTGGCGATCACGCAGGCGCGCTGGCTGCACGAGGAGAAGGCGCCGCTGACGGTGCCCGAGCCCGAGGTGTACTCGATGTAGGAGGAGCACAGGTGGGCGAGACGATCACCGTTCCCCGGCCGCGGCCTGACCAGGTGGTCCTGGCCGCGGCTGACGAGGACGGCGCGACCTGCTGGGTGACGATGGACAAGACGCTGGCGGCCGAGGACTGGACCGGCGCGGTGATCATCCCGCTGCTGGCTGAGGGCCAGAAAAAGCTGCACGACGCCCGGCGGGACCAGACATGACCCGGCTGGAGGTCGCGACCCGCGCGCAGCTCGCCGCGTGGCGTGGCACGCTGTCCCGCACAAGAGACGCCGCGGCGGCTAAGGCACGCCGCCACGTGTCGAACCTGCTGATCTTCGGCGGCGCCGCGGGGATGCTCGGCGGCGCGGCGATCGTGGGCATGTGGCTGCTGGGCCTGACCCTGATGGCCGAGTCACTGTTCGCCTGCTACGTGGGGCTGAACCGCGACGACGGCAGCACCTTGCCGGCCCGCGGCGCGCGGACCGTGGAGCAGGTGTTTGACGATGAGCGGCTGCGGCCTTGAGCGCGGTCTACCAGGCGCCGGTAGCTGACCCGTTCCTGCTGGAGCGGGACTACTGGCTGGCGGTGCGCGGCTTCCGGCTGGTCTCGGTGGATGGCCCGTGGCCGGGCAACCCCGGCGTGACGCTGTGCACGTTCGAGGACGACGAGGCCCCCGAGGGGCTGGCCGGCCTGATCGTGATCCCGGTGTTCAGCCGGACCGAGACCCCGGACGGCCCGCTGGTCACGGTCATGTCGCGGGAGGCTGCCTGCCAGTGCGCGGGCGGCTGCGGCGGGCGGCACGGCTGGATCCGCTGCCTGGCCCCGGCGGCGTTCCGCTGGTACGGGGCGCTGCGCGCCGACGGCGGGTGCGTCGCGGTGTGCCCCGCCTGCTGCGAAAGGTGGGCCGCCGGCGGCGGCCCGCCGCCGGACCGGATCGAGCCCATCTGACCAGAGCGAGGAGGCAGCCGTGGCCCGCACGATCGACCGCTGGCTGTCCCGCTCGGGCGACCCGCCGGCCTACAGCGAGCAGATGTACACCGGGGCCGAGTACGCGCCGGGGTTCTCCACCGACGGGCAGCCCGGCCGGGAGGCCACCCCGCCGGGGCTGGTGCGGCTGGCCCGCGAGGCGTACCGGGCCAACGGGATCGTGTTCGCGGTGGAGGCGGTCAAGGCGGCGCTGTTCGCCGAGGCCCGTTTCAAGTACCAGTCGGCCGTGGACGACCACATTTTCGGTGACCAGTCGCTCGGGCTGCTGGAGCACCCGTGGCCCGGCGCGGACGCCGGGGAGCTGCTGTCCCGGATGTGCCAGGACGGCGGGCTGGGGGCCTCCGACATCCGCAAGGCGCAGCCCGCCGGCGGTGACGAGTTCGGCTCGGACCCGGTGCTGGTGCGGATCCCGCCGGACAAGGTGACGATCGTGTCGCTGCTGCGCACCGATGACCTGGGCCGCACCTGGCGGCAGGTCGCGGGCTACATGGAGGACATGGGGCCCGGCCGGGAGCCGCAGATCTACACCACCGACGAGATGTCGCACTTCTCACCGAACCCGGACCCGGCGGCGAACTGGCGGGGGATGAGCTGGCTCACCCCGCTGCTGGGCGACGTGCACGCCGACTCGCGGCTGACGAAATACCGGACGTTCCACATTGACAACGGCGCGATGCCCGGCCTGGTCGTGAAGTACCCGACCAAGCTGAGCCCTACGACGGTGGACACGCTGCGCAAGCGGTTCCGGGCCCGGTGGGGCGGCCCGGAGAACGCGGGCAACGTGGTGGTGCTGGACGAGGGCGCGGACGTGTCGGTGGCCGGGTCCACGCTGGAGCAGATCCAGTTTGACGCGGTGACCAGGGTCGGCGAGCGGCGGATCTGCGCCGCGGCCGGGCCGGGGCTGCTGGTGATCTGCGGGTTCGAGAAGGGCGACTACCACACGGCGATCCGGGAGCTGGCCGACCTGTGGGCGCGGCCGTGGTGGCGGATGGCGTGCGCGTCGCTGGAGCACCTGGTGCCCACCTCGCGGGACATCGGCGCGGTGCGGCTGTGGTACGACGTGCGGGGCATCGCCGCGCTGCGCGAGGGGGAGCTGCAGCGCGGGCAGGCGTTCCTGGTCAACATGCAGGGCATCGCCTCGGCGGTCGCCGCGGGGTA